CTGAAGATCGTCTCGATCCTAAGCAACGACCTGCTCCGCAAGTCGCCGATGGGCGTCGATTCGATCGTCCAGCGCCACATGCGCCAGCAGGCCGGACTCGCCGAAGACAAGGCCGTCTTCAAGGGGTCCGGGTCCAGCAATGAGCCGAAGGGTATCGACGACTGTATCAACAACAACAACGAGTTTAGCCGAGAGCAGGCAAGCTCGGCGGATGGCTCGACGCTCGAAGAGATCGTCCGGTCGGCGCTGACCGCCATCGACCTTCTGGTCCGCAACAACCACAACTTGCAGGAAGGCCGCCCCGGCTGGGTCATGCACCCGACGGACAAGCACGGGGTCATGTCGGAGCTGGACGGCGAGGACCGTCCGTCCGCGCTGGCGATGCAATTGAACGACGGGGAGTTTTACGGCTACCCCGTCATGACGACCACGAACATCTGGTCGGACGTGGCTGCCGGAAGCCGAGACATCTATTTCGGTGACTTCTCGCAGGCGGTCATCGGCGAGACGCTGGACATGCGCGTCGACGAGACCACCGATGCCACGGTCACCGACAACAGCGGATCGTCGGTCGATCTGTTCGACACCGACCAGCGGGCACTCCGGCTGATCCACGAGATGGACTTCGCGCTTCTGCGTGACACGTCTTTCGCTCGCATCACCGATGTCGACTACGGCGCCGACAAGCTGGTGACCTGATTCGACGATGGCGGGGTGTAATGCCCCGCCACACTACCGTTACGCAAGGCTGACACGCCAAGGAGAAGACTATGAGTATCACGAGACAGAAAGACCTCGAAGCCTACATCGATCAGCAGGTCATCGTCAACGAGCAGGCATCGGCGACGGGGGACATCACCTCCGAGTCGATCGACACGCAAGATTACGACTCCTGCGTCTTCATTCTCGACCAGTCCAACGGCACCGCCGGGGACAATTTTCCGTTCTCGGTCCAAGAGTCCAGCGACGACGGGTCGAGTGACGCCTACGCCGACGTATCGGGTCTGTCCGATCTGGACGTGACTGGCGCCGAGGGCGAAGGCACCGTCGCGGTCATCTGTCAGGAGACCGAGCGTTACCTGCAGGTCAAGTCCGACAGCGGCGAGCAGACCCTGTCGAGCACGCTGGATCTGGCAATCACCGTGATTCTGGGCGGCGCTGACGAGCTGCCTGTCTAAGGAGGCGTACATGGAGCGCGTACTGGCGAAATGTGTGCGACGTGACGGCAAATGGGCGCCGGGTGACCGGCGGATTATGGGCCGCGAGGATTGTATGAGCGATCGACATTGGAAGTCACTTAGGACCGTCCAAGAGTCGGCCCACTACCAGACGACCGAGCAGCATACGACCAGTAAGTCAGACCCCGCCAAGCGTCTGGAGCTGACGGTCGATGCCCTGCCGTACCGTGACGAAGGTTGCGGGCTGTACGGCATTGCCACAGACGTCGCCGGACGGGTCGGGCACACGCTCGATACCCGTAAGGCGGACGCGCTCCGCGCTTTCCTGCTCGACCACCCCGAAGCCACAAAGGAGGCGATCGATGACGCAGACGACCAAGAGTGACATTACCGACCGGGCGCAAAACTACCCGGCCAAACCCAAGCACAAAGACGACGTTTTCGCGCAATTACACGAGGATCTGGCCGACTCGATGTTTGCCCGTGAACTGAACATCACGGCAGCGGCCGAGTCGGCTGACGACATCGACGTGACGGTGCAGCTTGTCGATGCGGATGGGTCGACGGCGGTATCCGATCAGTTTACGTTCCGCGTTCGCGTCATCGATGAGACCGACGGACTGATTGCCGACGCCGCCGCATTCCGCGTCACGGCCATCGGTACGGGCACCAAGGTCGCTCCGGCCACGCTGGACGATCCGGCGGCTGTCATACAAAGCGACGCCAACGGCAAGGCCGTCTTTACGGTCCATGACCAGGTTGGCGCCAGTGACCAAGACGTCTACGTCGAAATCATCCCGCACTCGACGGATGTCCGGTGCGGCACCGGTGCGATCACACTCACCTTCGACGCCAGCTAATCCGATGCGATACGGTGACGAGATCACATTCCTCCGCTCCTACGACGGCGGGCGTTTTCGGCCCGGTCAGGCCGTCGAGGTGGGCGGAGGCCCCGACAAGCTAAGACCGGGCGTCGCGGAGTCGCTTTGCCGACCCGCCGCCGACGGTCAAGGCCCCTACGCCGAGCCTGTCACGGAGGACGTACCCAGTGGCGACACTGAATGACAACGCTCTGACCACGATTGGGGCTGTCGAGGACGTGGTGACCGACTTTACGTCTGGCGGCAGCGAAGATGACCTGGTGATCCGCTACATCAACCAGGTCTCGTCGATGGTCGAATCGGCGCTGGACCGTAAACTGTACCGGGCCGACGGGCACGTCGAGCGCACCGAAGGGTATGACTCCCCTGAGATTTTCGTCCGCGACCATGTACCGATCGTGACGATCAATTCGGTCGTCTATGACGACTATGAGGAGGGGGGCGCGCTGGACTCGGATGACTACGCCATCGGAGACGCCGACACCGGAGAAATCCGGGCGGTCAACGGTATTTTCGATTCGACCGGCTACCCGTCGACGGGCATTGTGCGGGACGTGCAGCCGGGCACTGAGCAGCGATTTTGGAAGGTCGACTATGATGGCGGGTACGTTACGCCCAAGCAGGTCGACGACGGGGCGTATGGTACGCGCACCCTGCCCGACGATCTCGAGTGGGCCGTCTTGTCGATGGTCCGCATGATGTACGCGGAGACGGGCAAGAATCCGGCGGTCAGCAAGATCAGCATGGACGATGGATCGATCACGTACGGCGGCACGACCGACAGCGGTGTGACGCGAGACTTTGCGTATGCCCTCGACCAGTATCGGCTGCCGGAGGCGGTATGAGTTTTACGTTGCTCAAAGATAGCACCGTCACGGTCGCCCCGCTGTCGTCGCGTAACGATGCGGGTGACCCGACCTACGGCGCACAGCAGACGATCGATGTGCGGTTCAATCAAGGTGCTGATGTCACCCGTGACAGTGACGGCGCAGTCGTCGACCAGATCGATAAGATCACGACCGACGAATATGAGTTCTCCGAGACTGACGCCATTTGGCTGCCGGGCACGAATGCGGCAGACGCCTCCGAGGCAGTCACACCGATAGCGGTCGGTACATCGACGATCGGGCATATCACCATCAGCACGGCGGAGGTGTAAGGATGTCTAGTGACTGGGATATCGACATCGAAGGCGACGAAGAGTTGGAGGATACGCTGGAGCGCCTGGAGCGTAACGCGCCCGATGCGCTCGGGGCGGCGCTGTATGCGCGTGCCCAGCCGATGATGACGACGGCCAAAAAAAAGACGCCTGTGGACACGGGCAGTTTGAAGCAATCCGGCTTTGTCGGATCCCCGATACGCGACCTCAAGGGCGTGGCGGTGCCATTCGGGTTCGGCAAAGAGTATGCCTTCTGGGTCCACGAGATGCCCGGCACGCTTATGGGGGAGCCTCGGTCAGAATCGCCCGACCCGATCCAAGGCACGGGACGGGGCAAACATTGGGACCCGCAGGGGCAAGCCGAGCCTCAGTTTTTGCGAAAGGCGCTCGACGAGCATGCCTCCGATTTTCTGCGTGACGTCGCCGATATGGCCGAAGAGTGGGCCGAGAGTGGCGGGCGGAATCTTCCGCCCCGTGATCAGCGTCATCCGACAGACGGGGATGGGTGATGGTAACGGCGGCACATGCCAAAGCGGTACGCGACTACCTGGACAATAACGCTGGGCTGTCGGTGCCGTTGAAATGGGGCGTCATGCGCAGCGGATACGCCGACGATGTGGTCGTGTGTAAGGCGTCGGGCGGCAGCGTGACGCACTATCTGAATGGGGGTGGCGAAAATTCTGCACAGCCGACCGTGCAGGTGATGGTACGCGGCGCGCCCGATGGGTACGAGGCGGCGCATACAAGAGCGCGGACCATCCACGACACACTCAAGGTCGGCGCAATTACAGGCTACGACGGGACATGGGTCCAGCAGGCGCAGCCCAATGATCTTGGACCCGACGACGATGGTAGGCATTATTTCACGGTCAATATTCGACTTCTCATAGACGAGTAAGGAGGCCACAGATGGGACTTTCCGGGCAGTTCTTCAAGATGCAGGTCAACGGCTCCAGCGGGTGGGCGTTTCTGGACGTCGACGTGGATGCGAGTCCGTCGATTACCAAGAATACCAGCGACATCACCCAGCACGGTGACGACGGTGTGCGGCGTCTGGCGCTGCAGGTCGACGGGACGATCGACATCACGGTCAATGCGTCCGACAGCGACCCGGCGATCATCCAAGACTTGCAGGATGCCGCACTGGCGACGACCGACGCGGCCAGCAAACTGGACATCGAATGGTCGCCCGACGGCCACGCCAGCGGCGGACCGACCGACGTCTACTCGATGAACGTGATCGTCGAGTCGTTCGACCAGTCGGCCCCGTCTGACGACGCCCAGCAGTACGATTTCTCGATGTCCAACGCCGACGGCAACGCGCCCAGCGTGGCCCGTGGCGGCAGCTTCAGTGTCTGATAAGGAGGGGCTATGAGCCTCGCAGGGCAGAAGGGTAAATTACAACTGACGGGCACCGCTACGGCGATGACCGACGAGCCGATGTCCGATACGGGCAACGGCACGCTGTGGACGATCGACGACGGCACCAAAAACATCTTTGACCCGGCGGCGACCTTTACCGTCGAGGTCGACAGTGGCGGCGGCTTTTCGACGGTGGCGCCGTCGAACTACACCCTGCGTTACCTGGTCGGCGCAGTGGAGTTTGATACCACACCTGTCTCTTATACAC